TCTTCTTTTGTTTTTCTTTAGGAAGTTCAAGATACTTATCAACGATAGTTATTGCTTGCTTTCTAAATTCTTCAACTGTTCCTACAGGAAATACCGCAACACGGTCTGGGTCAATTCCACGGCGCTTGAACATTTCAGAAGTTACTGCTTGCTCAGAATCAAAATACAGAACAAATGCTTCTGGATTATCATTCAAAAACTTTGCAATAATTCCCATCGTGATATAAGTTTTTCCAGTTGCTTGTTCTCCTGCAAGAGCAATAATTTTATTATCTGGCATTCCGCCAAAAATATCTCCACATAAAAGACCATTCAGAATATAACACCCAGTATCCATGTACTTTTCTACATCACTACCAGGCAAACCGTTTGAAACCAACGACGCATACTTATTACCAGACTCTTTAATTAATGAATTTAAAATATCAGACATAATTTACCTCATTCAAATAAACTTTCAAGTGTTGTTTTTCTTTCTAATTGCCAACCGATAGCATTTACAATTGTGGAAAGTGGGTCAATAAAGGACTTCTCAAAATGAGCATTATAATCCACATATCCATCTAGTTTGAATTCTTTTGGAAGTGTCGATGGGAAAGCAATAATTTGGTCTTCCCCTTTCATACCGCCCAATGGATTTGGTTTTTTAAGATGGAGATACTTTATCTTTTCACCTTCACCAACCAATCTATACTTCTTATCTAGTCCCATATTACTGATGTGATGATTATAAATCAAGGCTCCTTTGACTGCAATAGGAGTTGATTTTTTATAAATTTGATATGGGTCTGCGTACTTATCCATGCCATTAACAGAACGAGGAAAAGCAATTGACTCTACGGGCATTTTCATAAACCGTGTTTTAAAATCTTGAATATATGATATTAATGAATCTTCATTTTCATTCAATATAATATCAATTACATTTTCCAATTCCTCTCTTACAATCTTTGGAGTGGAACTGCGGGTTGTCTCAATACCCATTATCTTTAATTTAGGTTCAGTGTATCGAACTCCTTCAGAGTCCCATACATTTAGCATATATCTTTTCTTTGCAGTCCAAATACCTTTGTTGGCAATAATTTCTCGACCCATTTGCATCTTATTTTCATAAGCGTTCATAATATCAGAAAGTTCTTTGAACTTCTTATCAATGAAGGGTAAAATTAATTCTTGAGAAGATTTATCTAAAAAGTCAACTATGGTTTTGGTATCTGGCGAAACGGGTTTTCCATCAAACATTCCTTTATTCGGAAATACCCTTTGGACAAGACCATCCAAACAAAGATATACAGAATCTGTATCAGATGCGATTACATAATCAACACCATCTGTTTTAATAACTTTATTTAAATATTTGTTTAATTCCTGACCAATCCATTGAATTGATAATTGGCCTGAAAGAGTGATTGCTTCGGCAAGTTCGGTAGAATAATATCTAAACCACTCGTTACCAATTGCGCCGTATGCGGAATTTAATTGAATCTTACGAACCAACTGAAAATTATGATACTTAGAAATATCATACTCAAGTTGTTTTTTTAAAGACAACAGTTCTTTATCAGATAATTCTTTTATTTCTTTTGCCACAGTTCATCCTTCTTTATGTCAAATGTTGCATTTGTATAAATTTTTATCTGGTCGCTGCGAAAATGCATGAGGGAACCATTTTCGCACATTACTACTGCAAAAATATCATTTTCCCAGGTGCCACCATCCCTGACATATAGAATATATCCATCGCCAATTGGAGTAACTACAGGAATAGGATTTCTAAATTCTTTGAACATGCGTACATTATATCGAATAAAAAAATCCACACAAGGATTACTTGTGTAGATTATAAAGTTCTAGAAGTCTTTCTATTGCAATTGGTTTATAGTTCAAAGATTCTGAATCTACACCTATATCAAAACGCATAAAATCATTTTGTCTCGGAGATGTTATAAATCCTAGCTTTCCATGACAATGACCATGTAAATTTATAGGACATGATTTATTCCATGTATGGAGAGGATAATGAGAAAGACACATACCATACTTCTTATAATTTAGTTCAAGATAAGTATTTACACTCTTGAATTTTGCTTTCTTGAGATATTCTGAAGTTGGTTTTGGGTCATGGTTTCCAAGAATCAAATGAACATTCTTGCATTTAAGATGGTCCAATATTTCATTGGTTTTTTTTAGCCAATGAATATTTTTATCCATACAAAAATCCCCAAGATGATACAGTGTATCTTTCTTGGTCACAACAGAATTTATATTCTCAACAAGCGATTTATTCATTTCAGCAACATTCTCGTAAAGAAGATGCCTATTTGTATATTTGAGAATATTATTGTGATTAAAATGAGTGTCACTTATGAAGTATATCATTCTACAAGAAAATCACGGGTATCAACTTGACGGCGAGCATCTTCAAGAATACGGCGAGATGCCTCTGTATAACCTACATTATATTCTTCCCAATAAGGAGTATCCTCCATGCGGATGACATAACGATTAGGTTTGCCAACCATTCGGTCTTGATATCCTTCTTTATATCCTTGTCCTGCGGTGTAATTATTCATAATATCTCCATTTTTTCAATAGCTTTACAAATCAAAGATGCAGTATAATCAACTGCCTCTTCACATAGTTCAGGGCGCGAAGCGTGCAAAACTTCATGCACAAGAGTATCAAGCGTATCTTTCTTAGATAGGTCATTTCTTATCCAAATCTGTGGGGTGTTATTTGAAACATCATATGCATCATCACACTCTCCATATGATTCTGGGAGATATTTAGCATCGACCAATTTGATTATCCAATCTTTATTATTGATTTTCAATTTAATTTTGGTTTTCATAAAGCCACCTGTGAGATTCGAACTCACGACCTATGCTTTACAAAAGCATGGCTCTACCGCTGAGCTAAGGTGGCTAAGATTTTTAGTCTTCAATATTTAGAATACTATTCATCTTGTTCTTACTTACTGGTTTACCAACTTTAATGATTGTTTGTGTTGCTTTTGTTGCATTAATTTTAATTGCTTCTTTGACAGGAATAACATGCTTACCTGAATCCTCTGCCGAGTTCAATTCTGCATTGGTTGAAGCAGAAAAACCAACAATTTCATAAATTTTATTCTTTGGAGTTATGTTTTTTCCATATGCACGCATTGCATCATTGTAACAATTATCAATTGCATTTAAAATAGCAAGACGCTTTTTCATCAAATCTTCAATAGTTACAAGTTGAAAATCATTAATATTGATGACAATTTTTTGTTTGCGCCCACTATTTGCATATTGAGAAATTAACCAACCAAATCCACGAGTTGGATCGGAGGAATCAAATAGATGCCATTCTCCCTTTCCGAGTTTGTCATACAAAGGATCACCGTCATCCTTTAGTGCTCGTTTAAATTCAACATTTGTACGGATGACAAAATCAGTTCGACCAGTCTCTTGGCATGCTAAACGGATAATTTCAGTAAGAGCTCCCTTGGACTTAGTAAATGAAATATATTCTGGACTCATTGAAATCGTTTCACGAATCGCATCCTCATCAACTCCATCAGAGTTAATAAATGTACCATCACTGATACCATCAGCAATTACTTTGGCAACATCATATTTTGTTGCTTTAGTCTGAACAAGATGAGACACATTTGATTTAAGGCTATAAAGATTAATAAGAGATTGCTTAGAATATCTTCCTTGCTTCTGTGCGCTGATGATATTAAAAACAAATTTATTAATTCCTAGTTTAACCATTGCTGAAACACGGTGATGTCCTTGAATCAGTCGATATTTCTTTCTACCGCGTTCCCCAATTTCAGTACCATCATTAGCAATAACACAGGGAAGGGGTTGACCAACACACCAACCTCTACACTCAAAATCATCCTTAAGTGCTCTAACTGCTTCCTCTTTAGCCTTTTCTCGTCGAACGATATTTGTTCCATCATTCTCAAAGAAAATATCATCAAAAGAAATTTCCTTGCGGTCTACAATTTGAACGCCTGGAACACTTCCCGAAGAAAGTTCACCCAACTTGAAGTTTTCAAAAGACTTCAAACTTACGCTATTAATGTCGATAAATTGCGACATAAGATGCCTTTAGGTCTAAGACCTAGTTAACCAGTTCCGACCTCCAATCAACTACATCGTTGATTTAAGAGATTCGCTTATTGCGATTAGGTTCCGAATTATGCTTTAATTGTACTACATTGAATTTCACTTGTCAAGTGTTAAACAATGAATCTATAAAACTCTCTGAACTGGACTCGAACCAGTGACATGCGAGTTAACAGCTCGCCGCTCTACCTACTGAGCTATCAGAGAATGGATGATGAAGGACTTGCACCTACGAAGTCGTATGACAAGTGATTTACAGTCACTCCCCGTTGCTGCTTGGGTAATCATCCGTAACGGAAGATGTGGGATTCGAACCCACGGTACACTATAGCGCACACAGCATTTCCAATGCTGCTCCTTCAACCACTCGGACAACCTTCCAAAAGCGGGTAACGGGATTCGAACCCGTGAGAAAAGTTTGGAAAACTCTTATGTTACCACTACATCATACCCACACATCATTTAAGTGTCAAGAGATACTTGGTTTTATGTAATTCACCAAGCATATCATCACGAATATTCAAAAGGTCAGTATCTGAAGATTGAAGACCTTTTGGTAATTCAACCGTAAGATACAAAATTGCATTATCTACTACTTCCAATGGAGTGGCTGGTTCATAATTTGCAAGAGAAATATCAAATGTTGAATCTGTGCGAATACGACCATATTTACCAAAATAGGTTTCCGCAAAGGTATCAATCAAATCATCAAGAGATTCGTAAAGACCTCCCAAAGCTTGATGCTCCGCATATGATTTAGTCTGCCAATGAAAGATACGAATTTGAGAATGAAGTGTTAATAGTTTAGATACAAACATTTAATATTCCTTTCATTCTATTTATAATTCCTTTGCTTGGATTCGAACCAAGAAAAAAAGAACCAAAATCTTCTGTGATACCGTTTCACTACAAAGGAATACCAAAGGTGGGACTTGAACCCACACGCCTTTCGGCAATTGATTTTGAATCAATCGTGTATGCCATTTCACCACTTTGGTATTAATGGGACTGGTGGGAATCGAACCCACATGGTCAATTGACCGACAGATTTTAAGTCTGTTGCGTCTGCCTGTTCCGCCACAATCCCGTTGTTCAGTTGTCTTGCTTATCCATTATACATCGTTCTATGAAGAAGTCAATCACAATCGGATAATGTTTCAAACATCGACTTGCTCGTTTCCTAACATCACTTGGAACTCTTGGAGTTTTCTTTGGGTCGAGCAAATCAAACAAAAAGTTTTTAGTATGTTCCAAAGCTCGTTTTTCTTCTTCAGGCAGTGACATTGTTTAGAACCTTTGAACAATAATCATACATTACGATTCCAGATGCAGTTCCTACATTTAGGCTACGGACAGAACCATATTGCTTAATATAAAGCAATTCAGAACACATTTGAATAATTTCTTGCGGAAGACCTACTTGTTCTTGACCTAGTGCAATAATATAGTGCGTATTGGCATCCCATTGATAAGTTTCGATTGGTTTTGCCGTAGAAATATTATCAATCCCAATAAGTTTGGCACTCGTATGGACATTAAAGATATTTTTCATCTCATCAATCAAATCAATCGTAGTCTTACAATAAGAAAAATGAGTATAACGATGAGTGCCTACTGTACCTCTACGGTCGTATTGCTTAGAGCCATAAACAATTACCTTTGAAGCAAGGAACGCATTCGCATTACGAATGACTGTAGCGATATTGAAATCGTTATATAGATTACTGCACAATATCGTAAAATTGTTCCTTTTAGCATCGAGGTCCGCGAGGATATCTTCGTGCTTCCAGTAGTGGTAGTGGTCGATGACATTTCTTGTCTCCATGCAATTATTATATCACACAAAAATTAAGTGTCAAGTCCTCTATTTTTAATTTCAAGATTAACTTGCTCTAATTGTTTCTTTGCTTCAATCATTTTATTTTTGAACATTTTACGGTCTTTATACATTTTATCCATAAGTTCAGGCAAGAATCCACGAACATTTTTTTGATAGGTAGTGCCATTAGCGGCGGTGGAAAGATTCTTTTCCTTATTTTCATTTAATGTTTTCATGGTCACTGCACCATTTGTTAATACGCCTTCTGGCGAAATTACACCACGAAGGCCTTCATTAGTAGCCGTTTCGGGAGAAATATTATATTGCATTATCAAATGAGGATATAGTGAATTTAAATCAAAACTTACGACCCAATTGTGAAGACCTACTAATGGTTCTTTAACATAGGCACCCGCATACTGTTCATCTTTTGATGATTTCTTCTTTGGAGGAATAATGATATTTTTATCCATCAAAAAATTGTAAATAATAACATCCCATGTTTTTACTTGAGAAAAAACATCATTAAAATTTACACCAGCAGAATATGCCAAAGAAACTGCAAGTTCCATTAGTTTTAGTTTGTTTTCGAGCTTTTCTACAAGAATAACATCTTGAATATTATATTCAATAAACTTTTGAAAATTGCCTTTATAAAAGTCTTGAATTGTTTCATATTCATCATATGAAAGTTTTCGTTCACCCAATTCAATATTTGCAATATGGTCTAATTTATAAGACTCTTGATTTGTATATGTAAATGTTTTATACAACTCGTAATAATCAAGAGTAGAAATGCCAATTATGTCATAAACTTTATTATCATAACCATTTCTATTTACAGTTTTATCCCGAATAATATTCCAAGGTGAAAGTTGTTTGGCATATTTCACACCAAACAGTTTTACAATTCTGTTATAGAGGTAAGGAATATCAAAGAATCGAACACTCCATCCAGTTATAATATCTGGATAATCATTCGATAGATAAGAAATAAAATCAGACAAAAGCCTTTGCTCATCCGAATAAATCCTTACATCCTCTTTGCCTTTGTAATTGCCTAGGCAAAAAACTACAGGAGTTTTATCTTTTCTTTTGACGGTGATTGCAATAACTTTTTCTTCGGGATTTTCAATGTTTGGAAACCCGTTTTCACAAGTAGTTTCGATATCCAAATAGAGAACATCAAGTTTTGAAATATCATGTTCATTTTTTTCATAATGTTTTCGAATATATTGATATTCAATTCCAATTTCACCGTGGATTTCGAGACCATTTACATCCGAATACTGATTAATAAATTCAACATATTCATCTTTATTATTAAATGTCATTTCAGACAAACTTTGACCGTAAATGCTTTTAAATTTTGTAGGTTTGGTTGAAGGCAAAAATACAGAAGGGCCAAAATAAATTTCATTTTGTTCCTTCAATCCATTCTTATTATATCTAACAAGAATTTTATTGCCATAGGAATAAACATTAGTATAAAACTTCATGCTTATATTGTATCAAGTTTTTGTGTTGTTTCAAGATTCTTCTTTTCAGAAACATATGCTTGTAGCAAAACAACATAATTTATTATGTCTATACAAGTATCTTTAAAACTTTCATCAGATACTTCTAATTTTCCACATTGAGCAAAAGAACTCAAACGACTCATTTTATCAGTTAGACGGACCAAAAATCCCTGTTCTGTTCTACAAATGCCCATATTTTCTACGCGAGTAAAATTTGCAAATGGATTATTTCCACCACTGCCTGCATAATCTGCATTTTTCTTTTTCATTAAATCTAGTGCTTCATTGCACATCTTCATGTGTACTTCAAATAATTCTTCTTTAGTCATAATAAAATACTTTCTAGAGTATTAGGCTCTGTTTTAAAGTTTAAATCACTTTTTCCAAAACACCAAACATTTTCAATAAAATCAGAAGATAGATGCTTCTTTAATTCATTCTTATTTAGAGTCTTTGGTCTTTGCTTTATACGCATTCCCAATTGACCATAAAAAATACCATTTAAATCTTTTGTAACATAATCTACCATTTCATCACAAGTTTTGTGACGAATACGATTTACCGTTGGGTCCATAATATTAATAGCCATGAATCCCTTTGGAGATAAAACTTCAAATGTATTTTTTAAAACTGGAAATAAAAATCCATCTCTCCAGTTTTGATATTCGGGATATCTACTCCAAGATTGATTTTCTTCCTTTTCGCCACCTTTATTATAAATTTCTGTAGAAAAATAAGGAGGCGATGTAAAGATACAATCAATACCTCTCGTACCAGTTTCATTTTTCCAATCAATATCCTCTGCGGGAAGATTAAACAATACACAATGTTTAATTCCCTTTATTTCATATTTGTCTTTCGTTTCAATAATTATTGGATTATCACAACCAAGATATTTTTCATAGGCAATACATTGTTGTTTATATACATTGAATGTATTTGGATTTGGGTCGCATCCATAATATTTTGATGAACGAGAAGTGTAGAATCCCGCCAATCTATCCCCCCAGCCCATACTAAAGTCTAAAACAATATCGCTATTGTGGTAATCATAAATTACTTTAGCTACATGTGGTTTAAATTGAGTAGCAACATAAGCTCCAAGTCTAAATGAACCACGGATATTTGTTGCATTTATTGTGGTTGTTCCCATTCTCCAAAATATCCAATTCATTTTTTCTAAAAGTTTTTGGTCTTTCCATATTTCTAGAGGAGAAGGGAATCCATAAGAAGGGCAAGACATTCTATTTTCTTGTTGAAAATAATTGCTTATATCATTGTAATAATGACCAAATTCAATTAAACCAAGACCATATTGTTTATATGGATATTTGTAATCATTATATTTTTCAACAACATCCTGTTTATTTGGATATAAAATAAATGAATCAATATTTTCCCCACAAAGAGAAATAAATTTCTCCCTGACTGTTTCTTCTTGTATTACACGAAATGGAAATAAAGGAGAAGCAGTTGAAATATATTCTGCTAATCCTTTTTTAATTTCCTCTTTGGAATACTGAGAATTTAATATTTTCCAATCATTTTCAGAGAGATTTGGAATACGAGTATGTAATTCTGCACGATTGTTTATAAAATCTTTTACTGAGTCCATGATATACCAGTGCTACCAAAACCACCTTGTCTATTTGTTTTTGGTTGAGGTCTTTCTGACACATATTCAATTGATGCTTGTGGCTGTTGAACCAATTCACCTTGTGCTATGCGATCACCAGTATAGATTCGCAATCTTTCTTGAGAATTATTATATACTGGAATCATCAATTGTTCTACATAGTCAGAATCAATTATACCAACACAATTTATAAGATTCAATCCTTTTTTGGTGGAAATTCCAGAACGAGGATAAATTTTAACACAATGTTGTTCTGGAATATCCATAATCAATCCAGTAGGAATTAATATTCTCCATTCAGATGGTATATCAACATATGAACAACCATTTCCATCCTGAACACCAAGAATTATTATTTCTTTGTTATCTTTAGAATATGTTTTAAATGAATTTTGATAATGAAAATGAGCAGCAATATCGAAACATGCAGAATTTGTTGTTGCATATTTTACATCTGGTACATCAGAATCAATTTTGTATATTTTTAGTTCCATAATTTGATTATACCACACATAGAGATCAAGTCAAGAGTCAAACATCTGCTGCACCACTAAATTCACCAGTTGTCTTGAGATATGCATAAACTTGACCAAGATCAACTCCACTGGGAAAATACTGAACAACCGTTGGTTGGTCGATATAAAATTCCATTTTCTTCAGATGAAAAAGATTTGCATTTCTGGTTTCTTCATTATAATATCCAGATAATACCAAATCACAACTTCCATCAAGATTCAATGAAATCTCAGTTATTTTCCAATAGGAAGCATAAACTCCGTAATCAGTGCTGATGTTCTTTAGAAGTGCCATTATTCGAAGTATCCATTAACTGAAAGGCTGCTAGAGACAACAAGGGTATTGGAGGAAACAGTACCGAATGGTCTGCATACGAATGTGAAGTAAGTACCAGCAGGAACTACAAGTGGTGTTGGGAAGGTGACTTCAAATCCTGGGGATATGGTTCCTATTGCAGCAGTAGCAAGGAATCCGTGGCTACCCACCACCAATGCTTTCGGAGAAGAAGTGGTTGTTGCATCAGCAGTAGATGTGGTTGCCGATGTTCCACCGACTGTGACAATGTATGTCAACTGCATGGCATTTGTCGATGCAGCAGCGGATGCATATCCTTCACCAACACGGATACTTGTGATATACAATGTCTTACCTGCAAGCGTTGCAGTACCAGCGGGAACCTGATATGCGAAAACTGGATAATCGGCATCGGAAGTCAAGGTTGACATTGCTGGAGTGACGAACATTCCACCAAGGGATGCCGTGGCAGGAGCGGATGTTGCAGTCCATGTGCCTGTGGCACGGGCAGTACCAGATGTCACCCAACCAGCGGGTGCAGCACCACGGGTCACGGTTGGACCGACTGTGGAACCAACCTGTGCCTGATAAGCACCCTGACCACCACCAGCCATTGCATGTGACCAGGGTTTGTTGGTGTTCTGGTCGCCCACTCCAACATTGACGAATCCAATCTGCAACTGACGAGCAGTGGGTGTGACGGTGTTGGTATTGATGACGCGAAAACCAAGTGGAAGATTAGAAGATGCAGTGAATGCCTGTTGATTTCCAGGGCAGTCGATTGATGCAACCATCACATCGTTGATCCAGAATCGAATGACATCGTTGTGATATGCAATCAGATAGTGGTTGACTTCGGTTGCATCGTATGCTCCAACACCGTCGCGCGAAGGAACATTGGTCGTATCAATCGTGTATTCGGTTTCAGTACCACCGAAGTTGATTACCGCACGAAGACCTCCACCAGAAAGTCTGCGGTAGAAAACGCCGTCGAGTGGAGTTGCAGTTGCTACTGCCGTGAGATACAGAAGACCCCATTCGGAAACGACATTCACGGAGTCTGGACTTACTTCACGAATCCACATATCGACATAAGTTGGATATGTACCGAATGATGGGAAGTGACGATAGGTACGAATGTAGGCACCCTGACCAGAGGTGGTCGAAGAACCACCGTTGACTATGAGGAAACCACCGAGTTGGGTCACGGTGGCGGTTGCAAGAACCTGCTGGAAATGACCTGTTGGAACAGTCGTACCTTCGAACGACATGTTGAACATAGTTTGGTCAACACCAACGCGAAGACGGTAATCGTCCGATACTTCCAGTGCATGGTTGGTTCGTGTGCCTAAAACAGTTCCGTCATCGACTTCCGAACTCAACTGTACGAAACCAGCATTATCCTGATTCTGTGGTGTGGTTACTTGAAGTTCGTATGTGGAACTCACATTTGCAAGACCAGCTGAATTATTTCCACTTTTGATATTAACGCCCATTTAGTATCTCCTTATTGTCCTAAGCACTTAATTTTATATTTACCGTATGTACCTTCGGGAGCATGACCGATGATATCGAAGCCTACTCCTGCTACTATATTATTTATCTCAAACTTGACACCTTCCAAGATTGCATCCTCTGCATCATGGTCATCAGATGTCAATCCTAGACATTTACATGTTATATAGGAATCCGCAGCAACCCAGGATTGACCAGTTATTGTCTTGACGACAAATGTATCTTCTGCATGATTTACGGCAAGATTTGTTACAGAGAATGTAACACCACTAAATGTCAATCCAGCAGAGTATCCATCACCAGTAATATGACTACCAAATAAACGAGTATAAATGTTAGTATCATGGAATACAGTCAGGGTCAATCCCAATAATCCCTCGGCACTATAACCACCACCGAACGGTGGAGACATTATAATATCTGCACTTCTGGAAAGAACATTTATTGCTCCACCAGTTTCACCTTGACCATATGTAATTCCACCATCCCAATAAGATTCTGCAAACTGCACTGTGCCAGAAACTGAAATAGTTCCACTAGCATTCTTCAATGCTGCTGTTTTTCCTGCAAGATTTGCAATTTCATATGCGTGATTTGATTTATTCAATCCAGTAATTGTAAATGATATTTTATTTACACTTTCTGAGAAGTCTATGGTCTGCGTTGTTGTATTAAATGAACCAGTTGCACCAGTTGCTCCTGTTGGTCCATAGGATGAAACAATCAATGCCGAAGATAAAGCATTCCACACTGTTCCATCCCATTGCCAGGAATTGGAACCACTGGTGTATACTTGATTTAATGAAGGTGAGTCTGGGAAGTTAAGCGGCATATATTATACTCCAAAGATATTCAATGTTACTGTATCCAACAAAGTATTTCCATCACTCAAGTTTGTAATATTGAAGATTGCTTGTTGAGCATTACCAACTCCATCCAACCTAAATTCTAATACATCTCCACTCACAACAGAAACATCTGCATAAGTTATAGCAGGAAATCCACAATTATCCTGTACTGTCACATAAGACCCAGAATTTTTAATATAATATGCATATTCTCCACATTCTAAAGTATTAGTGACTTGAATGCGAAGTGTTATTGTTGTGTTTATTCCTGTTATTGTTTGTTGATTGCTTGTGGATACGAGTGCACCACTTGTACTTTCAACCCAATTCACAGCATTGGGAGTCACATCGTTTGCAACAGCCACTCTTGGTCTACTTGCAGCAACAACACCAAATGAATGACTAGGAATTATCATGCCGTCAATCCTCCTGCCACATTGAACACATTTGTTGTGTATGAAATAATACTTGCTGCTGCATGTTGACCTGCTAATTTAAACTTACTTTCAAAACTATTTAATGTCGTACTAGAACCAGTGATTCCAACTTGACCAGCTCCCAATTGAATAACAGTAGTATTAAATCCAATTGGCAATCCTGATGGAACTGTAAGTGTAATTGCAGAACCATTATTCATTGTAATGATTTTTCCATTATCAGCAGAAAGCAATGTATATGTTGTTCCAGTCTGAGCATTGATTGCACTTGATGTAATTCTATATCCACCATCAGATGTGACTGCTCCACTAAATGTAGCACCAGCAGCTGAAATTCCAACTGGTGTATTGATGATGCCATTTACATCTAATGTGTATTGGGGTGAAGTATTATTTACTCCGAGTTTCACAAATGAACCAGTGACACCAAACTCTAGGAAATTAGTAGCAGATGTAT